TCACTCCGGCTGTTCAGGCCAGACGATATCGGGGGCCGTGGAACAATCCACCCGGTTGAGCAGGACGCGGTATTTTTTCCATTTAAGCAGGGCGGCTTTTTCTTCTTTCGTCGCCATGTCGAGGTCAACGGCATCCTGTAGGGGGGTGAGGGCAATTGTTGCCGTATCCATTAGTGACTGCTTTTCACGCTCCGCGCGATGTTGTAACTGTTCAGCCGTGGGGGGAGGATTGAGAATGATATCCGCTTCCGCTTCAGTAATCGGTATCAACCCGGGTTCTTGCGACCCCTCAAATTCATAGGCGTAGATTTCATTCTTCTCTGATTTGTAGTAGTGCATTAGCGTAGCTCCAGCCATAAAAAAATGTCATTTTGACCGCCATCCGATGCCAGTTGGTAACTGGAGCCAGCGGGAATAATGGCATGGTGGGTGAATGTTTTGAAAGCCCCTGCATTAAACTGGCTTCCCATCATCGACACAATGCTATTATTGACACGAAGTTGGTTACTGGCATCACCTGTCATTGACACGCTGACCATCACAAAAATAGGCCGGGTGGTCTCATTTCTATAGGTCACGCCCAGCTTCCGTCCGGCAGTGAGATTTAACAGTTGTTGGTTGATGCCAATACTGGCATTGGCAACGACTGACTCACGAACGGTGTTAACTTCACGGCTAATCGACTTTATTTGTCCATCAACGTGGCGTACTTCATCGCTGACAGCCTTTATTGCCTCGCCCACCGCACGCTGCGACATAATCGCCGCGCTGTTATCACCGGTGCTTTGTGACAACCCCGTGATACGGTCTACGGGAACCTGTCCGTATGACATCACACCGTCAGGATTAAATGCCCAGAGATAATGGCTGTCTATGCGATCCCGTAACCCAGCGGAACGGTCACTGTTAATGACGAAAAATGCGTTTTTGTTCAAAACCAAGGTTTCCTTGCTACCCCCGGCAAAATATTCAGACGAGGCCGCATTTTTCGCCAACTCTACCGTTTTTGCTAAACCAAGATTGTTCACAAACGCCACTTTATCCTCAACATCCGCACCGTTCTTCGCTTTTTCAAGGCGACTGTTGGCATTGTCGTTGACCTGATTCAATGCCGAATTAGTGGCGTAATCGCCTTTGTCTTGTTTGGTGTTCAGGGCATCAGTGATGGATTTTGCAATACCAATGGCATCAACAAATAACATCCATTCGTTTTGCGAGTTATCCGGTTGCTGACCTCGCGTCTGCTTTTTGGCAACGTAGAATTTTCCGGCGTGTTGCACCACCGCTGACTGAGGGTAATCAACCGATTTATCCCATTCCACTATCCCGCGCTGGGACAGGTACAGCATCCACTCGTCAGAGCGCTTCCCCAAAGCGTTAAACCATTCCATCGGGGGTTTTCCAGCGGTGCGATCAATGGTGACACCCCAGCCGCGCAGAATGTCCGGGAAGGTTTCTGTTTCGCCGGTTTTGGCGTCATTGGCAAATATTTTATAGTCAGGTTTATTGATGATTGACATTGATGATCCTCGTAAATTTTCCGTCACCAAATCCAAAAGCGTGAGCGTCATTCGCCCACCCGAACGGACAGTCGCTGTTCACAACAACAAATTGGTATTTCACGCCTATCGGTCGACTCAAAATGTCGAGCTGCAGGATGGCGTGTAGTCTAAATGGCGTAAGATAAGCCGCAGGGACAACCACATTCATAGTCATGTCATAGTTATCAATGACAAATGACTGGTTGCCGAGCAGGTGCTGCAATGAGTGGGTGATACCTTCAATCGTAGGGTGCTGAAAGTTTTTAATGATCTTCGCCCGGATAAAGAACCGGTAATCAGAGTCATCCAGATTGACAGACTTTTGCAGGGAGTCGCCGTATCGGTAGAACAGGCCGTTATTAAATCCCAGTGCTCCCGCTATCCCCAACCAGCCAAAATAGTCTTTCGGCACGAATGACTTCATCGTTCTGCCAATCCCGACATGGCGACCAATCAGATCCAACCCATAGCCCACAGACTTGTTGATATCAAGTATGCTAGGGAGCTGTAATGCCGTTTCGAAAATAACCCTGGTCTCAGAAAGCAAAAGCCCGACGGTTTGCCGGGCCTTGGGTTTTCCTCTGTATTGCCAGATTAAAAAATCCTCACGTTTACTCAATCAACACCTCCACATGCTCAGGCTTGATTTGTGCACACTGGCGAACGCCTATCTGAGAGGAATCAGCATCATTGACTGTGATGGATTTAATATAAAAGCCTGAAACAGCGTTAACCCGGCAGGTCAACCGCATGGCGTAGACGGATTCACCAATCATAAATTCAGTATCAGCCAGTGATTTTTTGATGCCTTCCGTGTCTATATCCTGAAAGCCGTTAATGCGCTCAATAATGATTTTTACCCGGATATCTACCCTCTCAGCGCGGTCAAACCTGACGGTGCGTTCTGCGCCTGAGAACTCACTGAGGTATGAGATATCCCCCATTAGCCCACATCCCCCGACTTTCTTTCTCAGGATGGTAAGCGCAATATCTTCATTTCGACCACCGATGATAACGGCGTTCATTGAATGGGCCGGAACCCCGTTTTTATCTGTCTGGTTGGTAAAATTTTCATACACTCGCGCTTGTTTAACATCGGGCAAATCCAGTAAAGCCGCTTCAATGCCTTGCCTGTCATCATGGTTATTAATGGAGTGAGAACGCATAAAACGAAGTAAAAAATTGCCGTCCGTCTCTTCCTCGCTGCCCACTTTGGCCTCTGTTGTGGTCACGGCTTTATCAACGCCGACAATCACGGTTTCCATCTGTAACTCTTTATGGGCTTGCAGAGTAAATGCGCCCAGTTCTTGGCTACGCAATCCCACCTGTGCCGAGCCATTATGATTGAGCGTGACCTCTGTCAGGGTTACCCATCTGACCCGATTATCATCGGTTAACACGGTTCCCGCAGGGATAGTGACATCGACATTGCCGGTGATGATCACCTCATCCAGATAACTGAATTCCGCGCCACGGCGAACCAGTCCCGCATACATAGCCCTTTGTTCCAACCATGCACCAGTTGCGTGGTAGGGGTCTAACATCTGCGCAATAAAGGCGATAACCTGATTGATATTGGCAAGCTCCTGTGAGAACAGACCAATAATCTGACCATCCGGAGAGTCCGCATCCAGATTGATATCTTCGCCGTAAATGCGCTTAAAACCGACCTCCAGCCGCTCATGAATAGCGGAAAGCTGGTCAATCACAATACCGGTATCAGTGATCTGGAGCATAGAGACTGACCTCGTTTTTGTTATCGTGGATATCAATATAGGCAACCTCAATCAAAGACTGACGGCTGTCTTCATCGATGCGGATATCAAAGTGGGTGATTTCCTGCACACCAACGGTATTCAGGACGGTTTCTTTTAATTCTGACTCCATTGCCATCAGGTTTGGATTTTTCCGCAGATAATCGAACCACGGCACCCCATGCTCAGGGTTAAGAAACCAGTCATTGAATAGTGACAAAAGTCGTGTCTTTACCGATTGCGCGATAGCCTCTGATTTTGTGGCGTAATCACTGCGCCCGTTACCAAATGTCCAGTCGTGATTATCATCCAGTCGTCGCATTCTCATTGATTAGGCCTCCCGGTATTGCCGCCGTGCGAGTCAGGGTGAGTATGGTTTTCAAGGTCTACACCGCCGCCAATCACCTTCGCCGCACGGATAGTGCCGTTTGACTCGCTGTTTCCGCTGGTCTGGTTCCAGTTTCCGGCCTGTTGATGGTTACCTATCTGTTTACTGTGCCCGAGGTGTTCTATATCGCCCTGAATGGTGATTTTCCCCTGCACCATCCGAATGAACGTCGAACCATCATCGGTCTGCATGGAGGCGCCATCATGAAAGAAAGCCGGCATTTTTTTAGGCTGACTGCAAATACCCGGAATAAAGGACGCATCAGAATAATCATGCAGCCGGGCATCCAGTGGTACGGATTTATTCCCTGTTGCATACCAGCCATCAATGCAACGCTCAGAGAATATCGCCAGTCCCTCATCTCCGGCTTTTACTGGAACCGTGAAACAGAATCCGCCCGCCCGGGGGAACTGAACAGGCACATCCACCAGCGGGGGTAATTCAATCACTGAACCATTACTCAATAACTGGGTGATCATCAGTTCGACAGTGGCAGTATGACCATTAAAAGAGACGACTCTGGCAGGTAAGGCGGTGTGGATATCAAGGCGTTCGTTTTCGGCTTTTCTGTCCAGCACATCAAGCAGTGTTGGATTTTGCATTTTTCTTCTCCTCTTTTTTCTTCCCTTCTTTTTTCTTGCTGTCCTTCTTCTTCTCTACTTTCTGATACTGACCGCCGATACAGGTGATTTTGGTCGCCCAGTGATCGCCCATTAAATCCCCGGAATGTTCAAGTTCGGTGATTTTATAATCGCCGTTATATTCAGGCATCATCGACTGAACCCGCACCAGACCACCAATGCGCATCACCGGATTAAGCAGACAATTAACCGACAGTCCGTCATCCGTTTTCTCCGGGCTGTCAATCATGCCGGTTTCCTGAGAGAGCACAAAACCTTCGTTATCAGCCAGTACCTTACCTTTAGGGAGTACGGTCATATTGCCATCCTGCACAGACCAGTCAGCGCCATTATTACGGGCAATTTTGTGCATGATATCGCGGGCATTGCCGGTTAATACCTTGCCGCGTGGTAGCGTCCGGTCTTTGGGGAGATCAATTACACCATTACCTGTACGCATCGCTTTAGTCGCTTCCGCTAAAATACTGCTGTCTGTCGCCCCGGCTGCCAGTGTCTTATTGATCAGTGCTCCGGTGTACGCCTCGTAACCATCCCCGCACGTTAACTGGATAATAAAATCCAGCCCATCTCGAAGCGTTATCGCTTCAATAATGTCGCCCATATAAATCACACGTAGCTCCTCGTAACCGACAGCCAGACTGACACGGTTATAGGTTTTACTGGTGATGAGATTGCGATGTGATGGGTTGAGATTATAGACCCGGATAGTAGCGGGGTTGGGTTCACTGGTAATGGTTTTGGATATCTCGAACGTGACTCTCAGGCTGGTAATTTCAATGGATTCTTTGGTGTTACCGATAATTAGTTTAACTTGTCGTCCGAATTGCCTCATGCCACGTTTCCTTATCGACAAAATAGAGCTTAAGCCGGTTCCCTAACTCCTCACGCTGGACTGAATTAATGCCTAAACCGGAGTTATCACTCAGCAATATGATGAACGGGAGATTTTTAGTGAGCAATGCCGGGCTGTTAACCGTCAAACCGTACAATTGAGCAATGAACTCGTCCGTGTTCGTGTCCATCAAATCAAATTGCCAGCCGCTGGAGACGGGATTGAAATATAAAGTGAGCCGCAGATTCATACCGAACAGGGTAAAAGACTGCTCCTGAATCTCTTCAGTTGAAACGGGTATGTCGTATATCATTTATTACCCCCCAACAACCAGTGCAGCATTGAGTTTTTACTTTCCTTTGGAATGACCTTCGGCTTCGGCTGCGTCTTCCCCATATTCTTCTTTTTCGCCACTGTCTTACCTTTCAGTTTTGGCTGCAATCCTTTTGCCGTTTGCGTCTCCACAATGAAGATTTCACGCAATGTCAGGTTGAATTCTGCCGAGCCATCATACATCTGAGTAATGCTGATACTGACAATCATCATATTTTTATACTGTTTCAGGCCGGTCATGACGGTGACCGGTTCACCTTTCTTCTGGAGGTTAAGCAGGTCGTTATAAGCCTTACCTATCCTGTCCAGTGTCCGCGAGCGGTCATTAGCGCGCCCATGATAATTAGGCAGCCACGGCGCTACGGGGCGGTTGTAACCGACCTGATCCAGCATGGCTGACCCCATCGACATATAGCGGTTCACCATTGCTTCGGTCTGTTTGGTCATGGCCCTGATTTCGACAGGGAGCGGGTATCTGTTCAGTGCGGCGGGAAAATTCCCGCCCATTATCGCGTTGAAATATTGCGGAGGTTGATAACCGACCATAATCCCGGCAACCGTGATTTCTTTGGGTTCCAGAATGACATGATCAGCAATTGCCGCTCCCGACTCAATCGGGTTCTCCGTGATGCGCAGGCTAGAACGGTGATTTTCTATGATTACATTGTCAAAGAGAAACTTACCAATAGAGCGCGTCACTACTGAGGCTGTTGTGGTGTTAAAACCGCTGAGAAAGTCCATATGACCCCCAATAAAAAAGGCCGCCTATGCGACCCGTCTATCATCAGTTAATTCAAAATCTGTCGTAACGTGCTATATCCATATAAGTTGCATCTTTCAGGATGTCACAGGCTTCTCGCCAGTCATCACCGCGAATAGTTACCTCACATTTACCTTTTTTGGTTTGAAACTTGATATTGATTTCTTCTGCGTATTTATCCGTCGAAAGTTCAATCTCACACCCTGCTGCATCTCCGCCTCGTGGCGAATCATCAACCACAGTTGCAATAACAAACTTCATTGTATTACCGTTGACTTCAATATCATTGATGTGCTTTTTAGTGAAATCGCCCTCTTCAACGTCACCAATGAAAACGTAGGGGCGATCCCTGCCTTCAATATCAGTCCAGTGAGAACTCTCTAATTGCAATGAATATTCATACGTCTTAATCAGCTTTTGTGCCATTTTTCTCAGGAAATTATCACGCTTTTGAATTTCGTTCTGAATACTACGCATCTTCTCATGCATGTCTTTGTAGGTAACAGCCATAAATCTTCCTTTGTTATTACTGAAAAAGCTCATTTTATCACCTATTAAATTAATTGATTTGACCCGCTCCACGTTCGGGAGGCTGAAAAAAGAAAAGCCGCAATTAAGCGGCTTAATGGCTATTTGATACTTTAAATTAAAATGAATACTCTGGAATTCTTAGATTGTGTAATACCCTCCAGTTATCCATTTGAATCTGCTTTATCTCAATGTGTTCAGTTGCCTTATCAAGAATACGTCGGGCTTTACTGGCAACTCTAATAGCATTTCGTGGATATTCAGCGTACTCTCCTGCCAGTCTATGTTCAATTACTCGAAGTATTTTCTCTACCTCAGTCATATAATGAGCCATATTGATTGAATATTGCCACAGCCAGCAAAGAGTCTGTAAATCTTCATCTGATATTTGCGGTTGTGCTATTGGAGCTGGTAATTCTTCTTTCGGTAGTAACTCACCCTCAATAGCCTTAGTTGCCAAATACTCTATTGCAGAAGGTAATTGTTCACTGGTTAACTCACCGATGCTTTTTACCCCAAACTCACGATGCACCATCTGGAATAACGTTCTATCACTGATGCCATATTTACCCATTAGGGTATTAACCAGTCCACGTAAGGGAGTGCGATCATAGGTTGTGGTTTTAGACTCAGCCCCTTTCAGGTTAAAGTAGAAATCTTCCAGTTTCCCGAAAACATCCCATGCTTTGTCAGTATCCAGCATTTTAGCGTGACGAGCTGCACCGCGTTCTGTCCAGAGGATGAGGCTTCTTGTCTTGCTTGAGATTTGTGGGTTACTTAAAGTAACTCGCAAATTTTGTGACTTACTCAAAGTAAGCCGCAAATCTTTCAGTTCTTGCCCAGCAATTTTGAAGTAGTGCGTACCCTCAGTGAATCTGCCCGCATTTCTAGAATGGTTAACTTTTATGTTATTAGCACTCGTTTCATAAACATCAGCTAACAGCTCAGTAGTAATGACCGGAATACGGTTGTACATGATCGGTGTCATATGTTCTACTGAGGGGGAGTTTTTAGTTAATTCGTTAACTGTTATACTTACCATGTTTACTTCCTTTCGGTTGGGGTAAACGTTGTATTTGAAGCCCCTAGCTGTCCTACCAGTTCGGGGCTTCGCCGTTTAAAGCGACATCATTTATTACGTAACTGTAACCTTTTGTAAATATTTACATCCTAAATTTGGGAAGCGGCTCGAAAATTAGACTAATCAATCGATTTAAGATAGGGAATCGGTTGCATACCCTTAATAACATTGATAGCTTGATTGTTCGCTCTTCGCCTTCCGTGGCTTAAATCCTTAAGCTACTTCAACACCATGAATTAAATGTCTCAGTGCCTTAATACCGTTTTCGTTATAACGGAATGCTTGGACTTGCTTACTTGAGTAAGCGGACTTATCCAGAAAGAACTTGCCATTTTGCTCATTCTTGAGGTTGTGCTTATTGGCAACCAGTCCGATTTTGTTCGCTGAGACATCCAGCATCTTTCCTACTTCACCTGCCGTGTAATATCTTTCTTCCAGCACCGGAAGAGGAATAGCTTCAAAGCCTACTGTTGGATTAATTATGGATGCAGCCAGTGACTGCTTAGCCAGATGATCTAAGTTCGGTAAAAGAGCATTCAATCTCTCAATCGAAGCAATGTTCTTTTCGAGAGCAACAGACTTCAATTGCTCTGCTTTGGCGAATCGATATTCAGGTAAACCTGATTTACTTTTCTCTGGCTCTGTTGGTGTTAACTTCCCAGCGCGGTAATCGATGAAAGTCTGGTTGACTTGCAAACGGAACTTCGGAGAGATCCAGCCTGCATATTCAACGGCTAAAAGCTCGTGGGCGAAAGTGCCTTGATTATTGCCACCGTTAACAATATTGATTGATTTTCGAGCAGGGTGTAAATTTACACTCTGGATATTTTTCAATGAGTTAGACTCAAGTTCAGCGATAAGAGCTTGTGTTTCATTACGGCGCAACCATTGGCTGGGCTTTTTATGAGCATCTCCACCACTCGCCTTATGCAAAGCATTCAGGTTAAAACGACCTTCTGAATCGGTAGTGATTTCTACGCCTGCAATGACAGGAAGGTTTTTATTTGCTACATTATTCATATTGTCACTCTCTGTTATGGGTTGACATAATCTTTATTACTTACACGGTTTGAAGATTTTGAAGCCTCGTTGGTGGCAGCCTTCGAGGTTTCGGCTTTATTACCCAATCCTCTTTTTCTCATCATTGATACTCCATACCAGCCTTTGGATAATTGCTGAATTCAAAGACAAGCCTTCTTCTTTTGCTTTCGACATGACATGTTCTTTTACTCTTTTCGGTAAACGTAAGCTGAACGTTTCTGTTGCTCTTTCTGTGTACAGGGCATCTTTCATTTTTATCTCCTCAATAAAACCAATTTGGAATTAGAACCAATTTGGTTCTACAACCAATTTAGCATCATTTATGTTAATGTCAAGTTGGTGCTATGATTAATTCATTATAATTTGAGGTGCGCCATGACTAAGAAATACCCAAGCCAAGAAATGGATAGATTCAACGTCCGTATGCCAGCCGGCATGAGGGAAGAAATAACCAAAATAGCCGAAAAAAACGGGCGTTCTATGAACACTGAGATTGTGATGATGCTTCAAGAGGGAATTGATAACGCACTTAGAACACCATCTCTTCCTTTTAATAGTGAAACCGATGAATCTAACGACTCGCAAATTATTCGCGGCAAATATGCAGGAAAGGAATATGTCTTTAACATAAAAAACGAAGATGTAGAAAAAGCCTATAAAGAAGCAGTATATTCAGTCCTCTTAAAAGAGATATTAATAAGCGATGATAATGACGATGAATTTAACACAATCAAAAAAATATTTGCCAAACGCTTAGAAAGTAGCCTAGAGGATGGACAGGTAGAGAAGGCATCAAAGCTAGGAAAAGCGCTGACTGATAAATATGTTCCAAAAAACAAAAAATAAATCCCATAAGTATTATCTTCAACTTCCTCCAATGGAGGTTTCTCAGAATATCAATGGGTTAGTTGAGTTTATATGATGGTCAAGATTTTGACCATCTAATAACACATTGATTTTACTAAATTATAACGAATCGTTAGAATCACTTTCCTAACTACGAAAATTCCGTAGTTACCAACAAAAAAGCCCCGTAGGGGGCTTCTATCAGATCATGGTTCACTGAAACTCAATCCAGGCTATCCCAATCGGGCAGGTCGTTTCGTTTTTTTATCCATCGATGATATATCGCTGTAAATATACCAAAAAACACACCGGCAAAGATGCTTGTATTAATAGCACTGGTAGGTGACATACCCTCAGACCGCCAAACAAAAGACCACATAAGAAGTCCCCACCCAAGTCCAAACCATGGTCCCGTCAATATTACAATTTGCCAAAATGAAGCAAAAGGGAATGGTGGTATCTTGAAGCCCATTTTCCATAACATACGTAGCAAAGGGGGAGCGTAATTGCTACGCCACATTTTCTTGCTTTCCATGATGGCAATAGCACGCGCTTTTCGTTGTTCAAAAGTCATACTTTTCCACCTTGAATTACGTTAGGGCTTTACAAAGATGCAAAGCCCGTAAAGGGCTATTTCTGAGGTGGTGCAACTGTCTGGCTTTGGGTTGTGGGCTGAGATGGTGGTGAAGCACTTTTACCTGACATGATCCAGCTAGATACCAGTATTACGGTTGATAAGACAATGGTTACTAAAGCCAAGCCTATTGTTGTTGACCATTGCGTTGTCGAAATGCTTGATTTCAAACCATCGATTTTCCCCTCGACAGCACTAAGCTTTCCTTCAACACTATCAATTTTTCCGTCAACTTTTGCTGAGAGGGATTGGATCGCTGTATTGATATTAGCAAGCTGATTGCTTTGCTGCTCCCTCCACTCTGCCATATCTTTTTTCATGGTAGCGGCAACAACATCAACTTCGGCTTTATTCGCCCTCAGGAGGGCTTCTAGTTCTGTCTTAGTGAAGTCTGACATAACTTCCTCCTCTTGCTTGATCTGTCTTTTGGTAGCTACTTTTTCAGACTGAGCTTGATTTTTCATTTTGATAATTTTAGCTGTGTCTATATTAATTATTTTATCACTCATCATAAGAATATTCCTCTCGGAATTCTTCTACATAAAAGCACACATCTTTTTCATCAATTATTTCATCAATGCTATTTTTATCTTCTAACATACCGCCATACAGGTATATTTTAATTTGATATAAACCGCTTTTATCAAAAGTAACATTTCTAAATCTTTCAGTGATAATAAAAGATGCGTTATTTTCCGAGATAAATACTTTAGATGTGTTCTCTACATTCAACTCAGTTATCTCATCATCTATGAAATCTATTTTTTGCTTACCATCCGCATGATAAATAAATGATTTTGTATGAAAATTCAAATCCAGATCTACACCAAGGCCAAGAATACATGAAAAATCAATAGATTTTGATTCTTTATCCATCAGCAGATAATTTGCTGGTTCACCAAGTGTTTCGTTAACGTCCGATGAAACATAGGCAAACATAATTCTTCCACGCTTATCCATAGCACCACCCAATATTAAACATTTTTTACATTTAACCACTGAGTCAATACTAGGTGTTACTGATTATTTGATCAGCAATTTCAGAAAGTGTGAAGAAAGTTACAAGTTTTCTGTAACCTCTTTGTCTCTATTTGTAAGTAAGGTATATGCTGAAAAATACCGTAAAAACAAAAGAGAGGGCATATGGGGCTTAAATTCAGAAAACGAATTAAAATAGCGCCCGGTGTGTACATCAACATAAGCAAGAGTGGTGTCAGTACATCAATCGGCGGAAAAGGGGCCACGATCAATATTGGAAAAAATGGAACGAAAGCTACCGTTGGTATACCGGGGACAGGACTCTCATACTCAACTAAGTTAAGTGGGAATAAAAAGGCATCTCAACAAAATTTAGTTAACGAGCAAAACACAACCGAATCAGAAGAAAAAAAACCATCTAAAAAAGTGGTTTTATTTATGCTGGTATTTTATGCAGTGATCGGCTTTGTGCTCTATCAGATTTTTAAATGATTACTAAAAGCCCCTTATGGGGCTTTTCCCATCTTACTATCAAGTTCTATAATCTCTTTGGCAGTTTTTCCACCGATCAGCTTGTTGATTATTTCAACTTTCTCATCTTCCTTATCGGTTATCATTCTTGCTGCCATTGCTACATTTAAAGTTGCTTTTTTAAACTTAGCGGCCTCTTCACCTTGAAGGGATTTATAAATAGCCTGAGTTGAAGTCTTCAAAGACTCAGGGCTAGATGCATCAATGGTTAGCTCCTTTTCACCACAGCCCACTAAAAAAACAGCCAACATGATTGGTAATAACAGTTTTTTCATGACAATTCCCTTAATATAAAGTTGATGCATAATTAAACCACTTAGAGACTACAACCGGAAGCAAACATTAGCCCGCTCCGTTAGTTAACATTCCTTTTGTATTATAGCCCGCATTTTTCAGTGCCTGACTAAAACCATCATTGGCATAGTTAGCGGCTTTCTCTGGTGATGGCGCTGTAATGTGCTGCGTCACGCTCACATCACCCTGACGGATTGCTGTCTGACTATTATTGTTATTGGTGGTAGCATTGGCGATAGACTGACCAATCATTCCACCATTGCCCGCGTTGATACTGGATTGGATATCAGATAGAGAAACATTGTCATAACCCATGAGTTGCTTATCCTCAGAATTAAAACTAAAAAAGTCCTTTATCGCCTTAATATTAGCAACCACCACATTGTAATAGTCCATCACCCAATCCAGCGCTTCCTTAAACGGCTTCTTAATCATTTCCTTGACCGCTGCAAACCGCTTACCGATATCATCAACGAACTTCGTTACGTCCTGTTCATTCAGCCCGAACAGACTCAGGACGAACTTAAATGCTTCCTTAAATGGCGTGGTCAGCAAATCCCAAATCAGGTCAAAGATTTTGCCGAGCTTTTGTGTCCAGGTGGTTGAATCATCGGAGAAGATGTCATACAGTCCTTTGATCAGTTTAAAAGCAGCTCTGAACGGATAGGTGAGCCAATTCCAGATAGTGCTGAATATCTCACTCAGTGTATCAACGAACCGGTCAGCATCGCGCTCACTCATGCCAAACTGCCGGAGGATATACCGGAATCCCTCACGGAACAGCCGCTTAATCTCCTGCCATGTTTTGGCTATTGCTTTCCAAAGTCCACCGAAGGCGGATTCACCCGTTGTGATCCACTGATACAGGTCATACAGTACATAGATAAGCCCGGCAATCAGTGCAACTACTAGCCCGATGGGGTTCATTAACAACGCTCGTCCCAGCCAGATAAAGGCTTTTCCTGCGGTTAGGGCATATTTAGCGACTGCGGTCAGCGGTGAGAACAACCACTTAAGTGCTTTAGCAAATCCACCCGCACCTTTTGTGACCGCTAAGAACATATTGGAGCTGAACATCACGCCCAGCATACCACTGAGCAGCTTGATAGAGGTTTTCATCTCACCAGAGAGACTGCCCCACCATGATTTGACGTCCTTAATCCACTTGATGCAGGCACCCCAGAAATCACCGAACAGGGAATTACCGCCATCAAGGTAGACCATCAGGTCATCGAGTAACAATAATACTCCTGCGATAGCAGCAATCACCCATGTCACGGGGTTGGTGATAAAAGCCATGATCATACCGCGCTTCACTATCGCCAAGACGCCTGCCAGTACCAGTAGGGCATTCTTCCAGCCAATCGTACCGGAGATGACTTTATCCACCGCCCTCACGGAGTTGGTAATCACCTGAATGACCTTGCCCCCAGCTTTAATCACGCCGGTTAATCCTTTGGTGATAAGCTCCTTGTTAGAGGCTATCCAGTCATTGAACTTCTTCACAATGGCGGTTAGCGAAGGCACGAGGTTCAGCGCAATCTTGGTCTTGATGGACTCTATCGCCAGACCGGTTTTTTTCATCGCCTCCTGATATTCGTCTGCCTGTGCCAGTTCCTGCTTTGAGATGTCGTACAGCAGACCTTTCTGTTCGGCAAGGTCTTTCGCCCCCGCCAGTGCCCCATTGAGAAAGCCCATGATTTTAGCGGACGCAAGGCCGACCACTGCCGCCACCCCTGCCGCCAGTAATTTGAGCTTACTCAGTGAACCGTGGACGGCTTCGGCCTTTTTACCGGCCTCGTCAATATTATCCGCTGCGTTATTGCCGATATCATCCAGATTCTGGTTAATCCGGTTAGCCTGAGACGCGACCTGAGTCGCAGCAGCAGCGAGGGCAATAACGACATCCTTGATTTTCTCAGCCTGTGTCGTATCAACACCGATACTAACGAGCAGTTCTTCTATCTGCATCATTTGCCCTCTTTTGTGCCAGTAATTCTTCAACGTGGGCTTCGTGGAAGTCCAGTATGTCTTCAAGGGTGGCGGTGGTTCTCAGGTCATGACCTGTGTATTTTCCGCGTAAGACCGGTGTCATCTTCAACCAGTCCACATCGGAGGAAGGGCTTACTTGCTGAGGATCGCCGAGAGATTGATATTTCTCACAGATGCGACCCCACCGGGCAAAAAATCGGCAAAGTGGAATGTCAGCCCGTCAAAAATGACCTGTAGATAGTGAGAGCGATGGGCGTTGAAATGTGCATTGAGCGTGTCTGGCTTTTGCAACAACACCGTTTCCCCGGTCTCATCTTTCACCGTGACATATTTCAGAATGAACTGCTCAACGCTTTGCATATCCGGTGAGCCGACATTAGCGGCAATCGCACCCAGATCAATATCCACATTGTCGCCATCGGTTTTGATGCAGCCTTTCAGCAAGCCAATCAGTTTCAGGGCATGGTTCTTGGCTTCCATAAAATTACTCTGACGGTGTTCGTAAGTGATGTTATCGATAACCATTAGTTATACAGTCCTTTCTTGAGGTTGATAGTTGAACTGATAGATTTCAGTGTCCATGTCACGCCGTTGTGCCCGGTTCCGCGCGCATGGGTCGGCGGTGTGGTAAAGAAACATTGTTCCAGCACAATCTCGTCACCGTTCATGGTGTCTTTGTAATAGATGTGCAGCGGGGAAAAGGCTTTCGGCGTGTTGTTCTGGATATTACGCAGCTTGTTCAGAAATTCATTATCCGGGGTATGCTGCAACAGCTTGAGTGTGAGGATCATCCCGGTGTTACAGGAAGCAACAAACACCCCGTTTCCATTGACCCCATAAGTGGTATCGCCATCATCCCCCACGGGCGCGATAGACAACGCATCCGTTGCGTTCTCAAACCCGGTAATCTCATAGCCTGAGATAGTCAGGATCCCTTGAGCGTGGTTATAGTGAGCCATTATTTTCTCCCTTAGCGGTTAAACTGAATGAGCAGGTCAACAGAGTGGATAGCGCCTGCCAGTTTGATAGCGCACATGATAGGCATGGCCTTACGGGTTTCACGGTCAGCCAGTGATTGCAGGTCGTAGCTGTCGGAGTAGAAATAAAATCCATTATCCAGCCTGTCACCGTAGGTCAGTTCGCCCACATCATTACCGCGCCAGATGCCACCCGCCAGAAAGCCGTTACGCACAAACTCTTTCCCGATCACATCCAGTGCCCCAATGAGCATGGCCTGCCCTTTGTCGGTCTGGGGGATTTTGGTCGGGTTGCCCTGTAAGGTCGAGAATGCCTGTTTCTGGCACGCATCCAAAAAAGCATCCAGTCCCACGGTTTCATCAATAAATACGCCGCCCAGCATGACCCCTTCGGCAATCATTGAGATGCCATCATAGTCGGTGTAAAAGTTCACCCCCAGGCGGCGGCACTTCTCCGCATCGGACAAGGTGATCCGGTCATCAGAACGGACTGACGTTTGTTGCTTGAATTTGACGGTTTTTGCTGCGTTCTGGGCGTTCCAGTTGGTCGATAAAGCAATACCCAGCAGTGATACCGCAGCGTGGTCATCCCCGGTCTTGTTGTATTCCACCATCAGGCGACCGGCGTTTTTGTCATAGAGTTTTTTCAGGATGTTGCGGTTATCCCAGTCCAGCAATTCATCACGCAAGGCCGTGTATGCCGCGACTTTCATATCAGCAGCCGCAATCCACGTATGGACATCATCCAGTTGCTCATCGGTAATCACATCAGCAAAGTAAACGCCGTACCAGTCCTGATAGAGATTCTGGAGTTTATGCAGTGCCTCAGAGGGTAATTCCTGCTCAACAGTAACAGCAGCCTTACCCACAACAATAGAAGCTTGTCCGTCTTGCAGTTTCAGTAGACTGCCCACATAAATACCGCTTTCCGGTTCTGTCACATAACCCAGCTTGGTAGCAGGGTAAGCGCCCGCAACCGAGGCCTGAATGATAATCCGGTGTCCGGTTGCATCCCAGATTACAGATAGATTGCTGTTTTCAGGTAAAGCCTTTTGCAGTACCGCCGCGATATCACCAAAATCAATCGCCTTACTGAAATTCAGGCCGGACAGCAGCACATCCTTACCGCCGACATTCAGCGTCATTGCGCCCTCAGTAATGGCTTTGAAGATATTGATACCGACTGAAATCGTTGAGCCTTTCAGGGCATTGGCGGTAGCCGGAATATCCTGTTTGGTCTTCGCCCAGCGAGCAATCAGCGCGCGTTTCGGGGCAGGCCGTACGGAAAACAGAGACTGCGCCGCTTTATGGGCTTCTGATGTTGTTCCGAATAGGTTCGCTACATCCTGAGCACTGGACACAATGACATAGCGTGTGGTGTCATCCGTGAACGCACTCCCGATTTCCGGGGTGAAAATGGCAATCATACTCAAATCACGACGACGCGCCGCCATTGCCTGCGGCATAATCTGAGCATTGACCACCTCTTTAATAGATAAGCTCATTGCTAATCCTCATAGACGGTAATATCAACCGTTTTCGCCTGATTGATCGGCGTTTCTATCCGGTGGATATGAGAGAGAGTTAAATCAATTTGCGCCCGCTGTTCTTTTCCGCCCGCAATAGCGGTAGGCAGATTACGGATTTGGGATTTCCTGACCAGACCCGCCCCGAGACGGGTAAGCAGTTGCTGTGCGTGACTGGTGCGAAGAACAGAGGCGAATTTTTCAATAATGAGATAGGCATTTTTGCCGAAGGCATTGACGGAAATAATGGTTTCACGAGAGACAGTGATAATTTCGACTTCACGTTTGGCATCAAAGCGATACTCTTCGCCCCTCATGTCTGACGTCACCCTATTTACAGTAATAAACCAGTCAAGCTCAGACACATCGGTCTCGCCATCCCCGTCCAGTACCTGAGACTCAGGTAATTTCAAAACCTCCGCCACTGTTCTTCTGACTGCCCTCATATCGAGTTGCGAGAGAGTCGTAGTATCCATAGTCGTTCCAGCGTGAATTATTGGTTATCCGCCATGTGTGCCCCTGCCAGATAACCTTATCTTTCGGCTTAACCTCTTCCTGCGTCATGACCCGGATAGTGGGGTTATAGCGATCCCCTTCCGGTAACATCTGCAAATCATCTGAGCCAGCAGGCTGAACAATGGCAATCACCAGTCTGGATTTACCGTCAGTATCGACAGCCTCGCCATACGGGTTATACCTGACCACATTCGGAATAAGCGTAATTTCCTGCCGAAAGAAATCGTCATCAAAGATGTCATCAACAAAATCATTCATCTTCGCGCACCTCGTACGTTATCGACTGAAGCAATTGTCCGGTATCAATGAGCGGCTTAGATGAACCTTTTCGCTTGATAGTTTTTGGGTCTAGCGGTGGATCAATGCCCGCCAGAATCTTTCGCTGAATCTCGCCGACCATCTTTTCGCCAAGCAATGCAAATGGCCTTGTATTATCGCCGTTGGTTTGCAGGGTTTCGCGTATCTGGTCTACCAAAAAAGCCGTCGCTTTCTCTTTGTTCTCGTTTACAGTTGAACGTAAGAATGAGCGCTCAGGCACACGACCGGGCACCCCGAATTCCTGAGCCGCCGCAATATCGACATTGCTCATGCCTGTTTCATCATCCCGTTGATTCTTTGATGCCGGAACACCCACATAAACACGCAATTTCTCCATTTCGCGCAGTTTTGCTTCTAACGACCTGAGTATTGCCCCGTTGAAATTGCCAGAGTTTCTAATCATCGCACCACCAACATATGCCGGGAGACTAATTTACGCAGACGCAGATAAGTCTGCCCGTAGGTACTGGACGCATAGCCTTCATGGTTTGCACTGAATCCCGCATCAGGCGCAGAGTAGCCGATGGATAATCCACCTGCTGATTTACTCGTTGCGGTTTGTACGGGTTTTCCGTTGCTGTGACCACGGCGGGTTAATGCACCAGACACATAGAGAAAGTGAGCGGCTAAAGCCTGTCGCCCTTGCTCATAGAGTTTTCCCCACACTTTGCTGCTCATTTGGTCAGCGGCATCCTGTAGGGCTAGCTCAATGCGGTGTTTATCAACGCTGGCAAATTCGGGGTAACGGGTGGGAAAATCCATGGTTACCCCCTGTGGTTATGCGCTTTTGTAATCGACGTACACAGCAGATTTAGGCTGCTTCCACATAGCACCCCCAAAAGCCGCGCGATAGCCACATTCATAGGTCAGCAGGTCACGCTGGCGAACCGCAAGCAGCTCTGGCATGTGTACCTTCATTTCAAGGTAGTCTTCACTGTGGGTGTAAATCGCTAGGCGGTTTTTCCCTTTCGTGATGTTTCTTGCGAAGTTAGACGGCACTTTCACAAAGGTGATACTGAATGATTCATTGCCTGATGCTTTACGCAGTGCCGCCATAATGCGATCCATGGCAGAGACGGGCAGCAGGTCAACGCCGACAATCACACTGTTGGTGTCAAACTTCTGCATTGCCAGCATAAAATCAGCGGCATCCATGGCGATATGCGTTGGTTGGATACGGTAGTTCGATTTCGCCCACGCCACGTTATAAGCATCCAGTACCATACTGATAAATTCTTCCGCTGCCATGTCCTTGATGGTCTTACCGGTGGTTTCGGGGATCACCTGAACACGGGCGCTGGTTAGCAGGCCTTCCTGACCTTTCACTGCCTGATGTCCCACATAACCGGCATACTGGAGCGTTGCCAATGCGTTAGCGTACAGGTCGTCTTGCTTCTTGGTTTGCAGGTTGATATTGACCTTAGCCAGCTTTTCCACTTCCTGCTGCGTCCAGACTGCCGCTTTCCCCCACTGACCTACAGGCGCTTTCAGCATTTCAATATCACTGTCGATGGTTTTCAGTGAGTTGGTTTTGTTACCGATGATGCCGTCTTTCAGTGAACCCATGACTTCAGTTACACCAAACTCGAAAGTTTCGGCGGCAAAATCCAGTCCCTCAGTGACAGGCAGTGCTTCGCCGATGTTAATTTCCGGCAGCTCCTTTTCCTGTAGCTGTTTATCACGCTCTGTCAGGGCTTCTTGCAATACTTCTTCAAAGTATGCGGTTTCCATAGGCATTGGTTATTCTCCTGCTTTCTGTACGTTCTGAATGTAACCGAGGGTGATAGCAACACAGTGATTACCTGAACTCACGTCTTCAACCCAGTAACCCAAATCAATATTGCCTTTGGCTGTCTTGGTGACTTTGCCTGCATCTTTACCGGTTGCCACAACATAAGCCCTATCGCCACGGATAAAGTCATCATTCTCAACAGTAGAGACTGCTACACAATCACCGTGCGAGAAATGGCCCACGTTAACTTGCTTTTTGTGGGGAGCTTTATCGCCGTAGATATCACGCACTACAACGCCGTGGATCAGGTCAGTTGCTTTCTCAATACCTTTGACGCCGCCCTCTGGATTGACCGCAACGAATGTGCCATACAGCAGATCGGTATCCGTACGGTTTTCCTCACCCCACACTTTGTCATTAGAGCTTGAAGCCCGTCTGATAGAACCAGGCTTAAATATACCGGTGCTGGCATCCCAGTCTGTAAATCCGAATGTCATAATTACTTACCTCCTAAACGTTGGGAGACTGATTTTTTCGCAGGCGCGGCGGAGTCATTCAGCAGATGCTTACCAATATTGCTGCGGGGTTTGGAGGTCGCCTGAATAGCGGTATAAGCAGCGCGGATTTCCTCGTCGGTCATGGCCTTGACCTGTGCATCCGTAAATATCTGAGTGCTTAGCAGTACCGCTGCGCGGACATCACGTGCTGATTTTGCATCGTTGAAGTTCACTTTCGGGAAACGCGACTTCGCATCGTTTAGCGTAGCGCTGGTGTCGTTCTCGCCTTTCAGCTTCTCCAGCTCTTCTTTGAGCGAGGCATTCTCTGTTTTCAACTGCGCATTTTCGGTTTCCAGTGCCGCTATGCGCGCGTCTTTGTCATCTGTGCCTGTGCCACCCGCATTCGGATCGACATCATTTGGCGGTGGCGTACCTGCGTCTTCTTTTTCTCTCTTCAGGCGCTCAAGCTCACTGATAATGGACTGCATTTGCTCAGAGGTGCTTTCAATGCCAGCGGCTTTCAACTCTTCCATTTGCGCTTCGAGTGATGCGATCATCTGGTCGATTTCTTCCGGTGTTAATTTCTCACCTTCAGCATCTCTCAGGTTTTTGCCACGTAGCAGCTTAACCATGTCCGACAATGTGTATTTCATTGGTTTACCTTCTTTATCGTTTAATCTAACGGTGTCACCTAAGCGACCCTCAGCGACTACAGCAACGTGATTGCCGCGAATATTGATTTGATACAGCTCACCGTTCCGTTCTGTGAGTTCAGCAGGCTCATAACCCACTGACAGCTCCCGTATGCCTTTCTCTTCCAGTACCCGAATAGCATTGGCATCTTTCAGGTAGGCATCACAGACAATGTAATCCCCGTCTGCTCTGACATTCTGAATGTGACCAATAGTCTTATCCTTCCATTCGTCCGCGTTCACCTCGCCACTGTCAGGGTGGGTCAGTGTCAGGGTTAAGCCGTCAAAGGATTTCAGGGTTTCAGGTCTGGAGAGTTCGTCGAGAGTGCGATGGATAGTGATTTTTTTGTTGATGTCTTTTCCGGTTAACCCGACTTCATGCCCGTAATATTGCACCGGGCCAGCACGGGTGATCCGCGCAGTGGTCACAACGTAACCCTGCGGTGTTCGTTTCCACGTCATGAATTAATCCCATGAGACTTTCGGAAGAGCGACACAGCGACACTGATAATCGGTGCCGGGTGCACCTTCATACCCTTTGATGCTTGAGCGCTTTTTCCATGTTTTGCCGCCATCTTCGGAATAGACGGTCGGGTCAGAGTATTTGCAGGTCTTGCCATTCAGCACAAAGTGACTGGCCCGCTCCCGTTCATCACCGGCACCGCCCCATTCGTACAAATCGAGTCCTAACGCCTTACTGCGGGTTTCGGTCAGGGTGGAGTTAAGTTTCGCTGTCTGGTCACGGGCAATGAGTTTCGCCCGGCTTTGCGTCACCTGCCCACGTTCACGAACGAGAGCAACCAAGTTCTCATGCCGTCCACCGTTGGTCAGGTTAGAAAAGACCTTTTCCCCGATATCATTGATAAAATCCGTCTGTATCGACTGAATGAGATCGACATTCTCTTTGAGTGCCGCTTCAAGGTGCGCCTTGACCGCACCGTCTCCCAACATGCCGGTTAAATCAATGCCGAACGCTGACTTATAGGTCTTTTGCGTCTGGGACTTATTTTGTGCATTAGCCCGACTGACCATACCGAATGACAATCGCCTTGCCATGTCGAGGATGGACATATTCGCCAGTTTTTGGATTGCGCGTGAGAGTCGGGCAGTAATAGAGAGGTTGTCAAAGGGGGCATCATTAAGTATCGGTTTTTGCAGGTCTTCTATTACCACATCCTGCATCATTTTGATAAACGCGATTAACTGGTCACGATACCACACCTCCGTTCGCTTGCTGGGCGTAGGCGGACGCATTAGCCGGTTGCGGGACTTGAGCCGCCCCTGCTTGCGCTCCAGCATATCCTTCAGGTTGATTGCTCCATTGCTCATTTCGTGCCCCTGATATTGAACTGATATCCTCTTCTGTGACGGTGGTCAGCACACCCCGCGCTACCATCTCACGTAAGGCGGTATCTTCCGGGAGAAAACCCGCCTGAACCATGGTGGTAAAACCCGTGGCATACTGTGTGAACCGGTTAGCTTCCTGCGCTTCATTGACGCTGTAGATAGAGGGATAGGTGTAGCTGATTTCCGCTTGTACTGTCAGTTTGTCGAGAATGAACTGATCAACGAAATCCTGCATAGGCCGCAATCTAGCCTCCTGCAAACCGTTAATCGTTTCGTAGTACGCCTTGTTATCTTCTTCACCAGAGGCAAACCCACTCGCAGACTGACCAAACAGAATGGTAATCGGCCTGTCTAGTGCGCCTGCCAGTACGTTCATCATTTTGGTGATCACTTCAGATAACCCGGCAAACTGGGCGTTCTTTTGCTCATAGCGGCTCGGCATGGTGCCATCACCCGCATCCATCAGCATTAGTCCAGTTGAGGATTTGGTTGTCTTCATCACACGGGCATATTCGACAACCTGTGTTTCTTGCCCGGCATCAATCTGATTATTAAGACCCGGCAGGAATATCACATCAACGTTCGCCTCTTGGATGGTATCGCCCGTACTGACAACCGTGGTGTCAAAAATCTTGATGGCTTCATAGGGTGCTTGAATATCCGATGTTCCGAACTTAGGCATATCCTTGATGCTATGCTGGCCTAGCTTTGTCCGGTGACAGCGGGTGTGGTGAAACTTCAGTTGCTGGGTGCCAATGTTAAGCTGATAGGTTTGCGGATGTCCGAAGTGGGGCGAAGCAATATCTGAAATCACCTGACTGGCAGGAGAGTATTCCCCTTTCCGCACCACCAGAAACTTAACAATATTTTCTGACTGGAGATTGAGTGGTTCACCAATCATCTCATCCAGGCAATCTGTCACCGCTACAATGAGTGAATCCCCCAATAATGACGCCCATGTCAGCGCATCGCGATAAATACCGTATACATCCAGCTCACGCTCAATATCTACTATCCGCGTTTTAAGCTCCTCGCCGATATCACCGGATAATTCACGGGGCAGCTTCAGCATGTCATAAGCAGTTTTGTTGATATATTTCTGCACTATCCATGAGCTTTTGTACATGGCAAGCAGTTCTTTTTCCTGCACATCCGTCTTGTTACTTGCATATCTGATTGACGCCACCCGTTCACCGAGTGAGGTCAACATACTCTGGAGGCCATCAGTCAGACGGCCTATCATGGTTTTTTTCGTCATGACATGATGTCCCATACAGTTGTTCTCCCCTTGATATACCCATCCAGCCCGTACCTCACAGCATCCCAGCAATGGTTATTCGCATCCTCAATCACAGGCAGTACTTCGCCCGTAATGCGGTCTGTCTTGTAGGAATAGAGCCGGGCTTCTTTGGCTGTCTCTTTACAGCGGGGATGAATATAGATGTGCTTAAAGCCGCGCAGATAAGAGATACCGTCCTCGACACTGCCCTGCCATTTCTTCGCCGCCGCAATATTGAATCCTTGCCGCCTGAGATAGCTGATGGTTTCCGGTCGGGCAGAGTCGGCTTTAATAGGCCATTTACGGGAACCGGGTACTTTCTCATAGAATGCAGGCATGTGATCAAGTTCTACCCCAACGCCGTAAGCCTCACGGTCGATATACAGGCAGTTATCCAGAATAAACATCCTGATAAGGGTGCTGGGGTCTTTCGCAAATCCGAAGTCGCCGCCAAAGTGCAACCTGTCGGCTTTCTGCCACAGATCATCAGGAAACGCTTCAATCTTGTACTTGTTCGACAGTACCTGTTTATCCGAGTTCTCCAGATATGCCCCTTCCCAAACCCAAGCATAAGCACTCGGGTCAAGACGTGACTGATCACTCAGTCGCTCCTCTTCCAACACAGATGGGAACCACGGGTTATCGCCATAGTTCATTTCAACAATGATGGAATTTTTCGGTGGGTTCTTTCTAAACCGTTTATCGGTAGCACTGCCATCTCTTTCGGGGTTCCATGTCACCCAAATCTCAGAGTCTTCTTCACGCACGGTAGGTGTGAGTTTTGTCCAGGCTATTTCAGAGACTGACTCCGCCTCATCGACCCATGCGATTAAGATTCTGGCTTTGGATTTGATACTGTCGAGATTATGACGTAATCCGGCAAAGACATAGCTGACTGACCTGCATTTTGTCCGGATGTACTTCTCGCCAATATCATAGAAATTAGCCAGCCACGGCACAGAGCGTATGGCTTGTTTCACTTCCTCCATTGAGGATTCTTCAAGGGAGTTCATATATTCACGGGCGCAGAGTATCACGCCGGATTGTCCATTCTGTGCCGCCATATAGCCACGGATAGCCGTCATCAGAGCAAAGGTGCGCGTCTTTGCCGAACCACGTCCACCGTATGAACCACGATAACGATAATCACCACTGAACACAGAAATAAGCTTCGGCGGGAGTTCAATTCTCACTGTCGTCACTTTGCCCTCCTGCAACTAAGACTATCTTTGAGGGTTGCGGTGACATTGAGCCGTCAGGGGAACGATGATCGATTTCCTGCTTCTCTGAATAGCCGTGGTTAGCCAGCATCAGCTTAGTAATTGTGGCATTGAAATCACCCGCCAATCCTTTGTTAATCAACTTACTTTCCTGTAGTGCCAGAATCCCTTCTAACGTGTCCGAAAATTCAGAACTCTGCTTTGCATATTCATAGACTGTAGAGCGGGCAATACCTAAAAAACAGGCTAATCCTGCCACGCTGGGGATGACAGCTTCATGTTCAGTGTAACCGCCATACAGGTACGTCTTTGCCTTAGCGATTAGCTCATCATTCAGCTTGCTAGGGCAACCAACTTGATTTGTTTGTTGTCCCATATCCCTTTTCCCTCATTCAGAACAAACAACTGGCTCGGTTTGTATATCACGCTATTTGAGCGAGACCACACGCGCCCAAAACTGACACAAACCTCTATCAAGCACCCGTTTTAGGATGCTTTGTGGAATTTTGTAAAATGGTTACTTTTGCTCTTTCAATTTTTTTTCTTGTTCACTCTGAAACTGAGCTTTGGCTATTGCACCTATTGCGTAAATAGCACCCAGAACAAACCAGCCCTGATACACAACAAAAATGACAAATGCAGTATCAGTCAGCATGTCGTAACATCGAAAAGGGGTAGGAATGTGTTTGTAATCTTTAACCAGTGAATCTCTACCAAATAAATACCCTAAGAACTTAATCACACCAAAGAGCCAGCCCGCGAAATAACCAACATTCACAAAACCCTCGGTATTCTGTGTGATACCAATAAACAAAAAGGACGCGATAATTGCGTCCAAAATGATTGCGTATATATATTTCATCACTAGATTCTCTTACCTTTGGGTTTCTCTGCCGAATACTTACTCGCCCATGCCTTATGCAGTAACTCATTGATTTCATCGCTGACCGTCAGATTGACGAACCCAACACCAAACTGAGGACCTCGACAATATCAAGCAGTTACATACGTATGCACCCCCATTGTAACTTTCGATAGATACTATAGGATTTCCTGTAGTTTCTTTTTTCAGCAAATCAGCCGCCTGATTTTGTCTACCACCTGCTACCTCAAAGGGCCGGATTTCAAATCCTCCCCTTAGGCTATTAATTCTCATCGAAAAGTAATTTTGGCTGCGTCAAAGATAAAATTTGCTCATATTCCAACTCCAGCAACTTCTTCTCTTTCTTTCTATCATTCATCATGCGACTACCCATTCGAGCTTTGATTTCAGATTTCGCAACTTTCAGAGCATGACGGTGTTGAGCCTCTTCGCCTAGATCTTTCCACCTGTCTATTTGCTCCGCCATCCAGTTAAAGGCTCGAATGTAGTTCACTTTGATTTGCATTGCTGCTTTGCCCGTAAATCCCATTACAACCAACATGTAACCATCTTTAGTTAAGTTGAACATAGGCTGCACATCACCATTTTTATCAATAAAATCAGCCTCCTCAAAATTGAGGGCAGCAAAATCATCAGGACATTCATCTCTAACCTGACGAATTTTTCTTAAAACGTTGTCATGCCGTTTGCCAAAATAGGACGCTATTTTGAGGCTCGTTGTGACCACCTTATCTTGTACGGCTGTTACCATTTCTTGGAAATCGAATGGAGGGATGACTGTTACTTCTTTCATGGTTTAGTTCCTTTTAGTGATAAACCTTGCGCTCAGGAATCACCAGCCCAAAGAGGGTTAACCAGACCACTACTGGTATTCCTCAAGGCTTATCCTGAAAGGTTCTTTGGTGTTTGTGCTTCGAGCGAGAAGCGGTGAAATTCAGATACAAAAAAACCACCACGGGATGTGATGGCTTGGGGCATTCCTTTAACCACTCAGGGAATGGGTAAAGAAATATTGGGTTTAGTTTTGTGCATTAACCGAGCATTAACAATTGCTCATTTATTATTCAGTGGAGATGCGTTTTTTGTCTCATTAATTTTTTGATAATAGATTAATAAATGGAGAATCAAATGAAAAAGTATCTTCTTCTTTGCTTAGTTGCGGGTTCGGCTATTTTGGCTCCAGTACTAACTTATGCTAATACTTCCAAGTTGCCACCGAATATTGAATGCGCACTAACACATACATTGCAGGACTGCATATTGCCCTATATTATTCCACCAACAAATCCATAACATTGAATATACGAATAACCCAAATAGGACGGTACTCCTACCGTCCTCTCACTCACACTGTGTCCTAACATACTCCTGCAATCCCAGAATTATTTGTTCTGGGGTTTCATTTCGTTCCCTGATTTTAATAGACCATCAGGAACTTGATGCAAACTATCGAATGACACAGGATCAGCCCATAGCTCAATCAACTCCTTGAATGTTGGTATAAGTCCAATAACAAATAAACCATAAAGCAGCATTGGAATAGCAATTAATGCAATAAACCATTTGTATATGTAAATATTTAAGGTAGTAGTATCTCTGACAACTACTTTTGAATATTGATAAAATTTAAGCTGCCGATATTTGAATATCTGGTTGTGCTCTTTACGGTTAGTTTTGTATTCACCCTTTGGTAATCCACTCATCGCTATTTACCTGCATTCAGCCCTAACATATTCCTGCAAATATCTCAGTTTTGCCCGGTCGTTGATGATGCCTTCTCGGATATCGAGAACAGCTTGTCCAGTTTCTCTAGGGAGTTCGACTGTGGTTGCATCGCCCACGCCGCTGGAGGAAGTGGCTTCAGACACAGGACAGGTGGCTTTGATGCGCAGCTTGCGACGACCAGCGGCAACATCAGCCCGAAGAGTATCGATTTCAGTCTTGGCATTGGCGAGTTTCTCTATGTAGATTTCGTCTAATTTTGCAAGTTGTTCAAGGCGCTCTTGCTGCTTACCTATGGCAATGACCTGTTTGTCATACTCTAGCTTTAAGCTGGTGTATGCTTCGGCCTTGTCCTGATACTCACTGTAGTAGAACCAGAACAAGCCAGAGACCATCACCAAAGCACCGAGGGTGAAGTACTGGCTACCAATCTTCATGACTGCCTTCTGACAAATTGGTCATACTTTTCGTTTAAAAACAACAAACCAAAAACAATTGGTGTCAAAATAACCTGTACCGGCCACATGACTGACAGAAATAAAATGACCCCAAAACTTTCCGGATCATTAGCTCGTCTTTTTTCTATCAACGTAAAAATGATGAATGCCACAATAAAACCGATAACGTAAATCATTGACCCTAGAATGATGCTCATCGCTCAACACCTCATAACACCTCAAATACCTGTGTGAATACACCGTAGGTGAGACTGAATCTCATGATAAAAACATCTGGCGTTCAGATGCCCTGCGCTTAGTCAGACCGTTCATCACTTTACCTGCTGCCTTATTCCATCTCTGAAATTCATCGGCTGCACCCTG